TCTCCTTACTTAAACGCGACTTAGCAGTCTTAGCTTTGATAAGGTTGCCGACAACAGTCGTTCCATCCTTTTCTTTTTTCTTGCTGAGATAAATGATCGTAGAAGCGGCATACTTGAGCCCACTGCCTCCTCCCATTTCTTTAGTTGGAACATAAGCGCCGATGACATCGTAAGTGTGGTTGGTAACAATCATTGGAATATTAGCTTGCCCAAGTTTCAGAGTCAACATTCTGAACGCACCTTTTACAAGTTGAGATTTAGTCATATCCCTAACTTGCTTGTCGTTGAGAGCGTCTGTGATCTCCTTCTCTGTGGAAAGCATACCCAGAGAGTCTAACACAAACATACAGGGTTTGCGATCCTCTGCAGAGGTTTTTAAATACATATCTACCGCTCTGAGTGCCTTGCTTCGGAACTCCTCAATAGTCACGACATTGACAACGACCAATCGATCAAGGTCTATCCCACGACTTGCGATAAGAGATTTGTTAACAGCGGCTTCAGTGTCAAAATATAAACAATACCCATCAGGATTAGAATCCAAGAAGTTTTTGACAACTGCAAGCGAGAAGAAAGTTTTTCC